CTCACAATCATCATAAACCCATCGAAATTTCTTTTTATCGAAATTATGATAAGCCCATGCGATCATTTCTGTTGCAAGAAAAGTTTTTCCAGAGCTTTTATCACCGACTATATTAATGAATTTACCAACAGAATAGCCATAAACATTAGAAGCCCCCCCTACTACTAAATCAAGCAATGTATTTCCAGTTCGGAAATAAAAATTATCCTGTTGCTTTTTCATTTATTTATCCTTGTTTCTTTTTTCATGCATGACTTTTTCCAATGCAGGATAGTCAATATAGATTTTGCCCCTACCGCTCCCGATTTTCTTTGCTTTAATCTTATAAGCATTAACAAGGGTATAAGTATAAGAACTTGTGATGTTTAATTTCCTGGCAGCAGTAGAAATTAAAACAAAACCTTTTGGAATCGCATCAATAGTATCTTTAATCCATTTTTTGAATTTGGCTTCATCAAGCAAAACCTTTTCCCTATTAAATCCTTTATGATGTGATATAAACCCATCACGGACAGCAGCAATACGCAATCCCATTTTGGATATACTGATTTTTTCATTAACAATCAATAAAGCATCATTCAAGGTCAGTGTCCCTTTAGGATTTGCAGATAATTTTTTTTCTTTTTTGGCTCTGGGTTTTTTAACTGTTTTAGCTGTTTTTGCTTTTGGCATTTGTGCTACTCCTTATTAAAGTAATTCAGAGAGTTTTATACCCTCTGAATTACTATTATTTTTTAGCTTTAATACACTTTGACCAAATATCACAATCCTCACATTCCTCATACTCATCAGCATCATCGCCAAAAGTATAATCATGAGGGCATTTGCTATTTCCAGCAGTCTTTTCGGGTTTTTTTGAATATTTTTTTACGGGCTTTTCATCATCATCTTCCTCGTCTTCCTCGTCATCATCTTCAACAAGTTTCTTTTTTTGTGCTGTTCTTTTTACGGGCTTTTCATCTTCCTCGTCATCTTCATCATCGTCATCAGCTCCATAAAGAATTGCTTGAATTTCTTCGTAATTTAATACATTAAGATATTCATCAAACGATATAGCAGATGCAAATAAATCATCATCAATCGGGTCTTCTCTTTCCGTAAATGAAAATGATTTAAATTCATTAAATTCAAAACCACCTTGACTGGTTTTTGAGCATCTAAAACGAATAACCGATCCGTTTTCGGGGTCGGCAAAATCAATAAAATTATCTTCGCCGTCCTCATCATTTCGCGCTTCATCAATCAATTCTTTTTCAAAAAGATAATGACTTACTTCAAAAACCTGCAATTCACCTGGTTTTTTTCTAATATCTTCTACGTTATAAAAAACACGCCTTTTTGAAGTTAGTGCCGATGCCTCTTTCTCTTTTCCGGCTTTTCGTAATTTTTCCGATTCTTCGCAAATAGGGCAGGCTTTGCCATAAGATTTTTTAAGGCATACAATAGAGCTTTCACTAGGCCCTACATTTCGATGCGTCCATATATCAAGGCAATAATCCAATTCCCCAATTTCCATCTGCCCTTGTTTTACAAGGGGATGATTTTTGCTTTTAATTTCAAAGGGTATAATGTTGATTGCATTTTTCCCTACTGCGGGCTGGAAAAATTGAACTTCGCCATCGACATCTTTCCAACTAATCACCCTTGAACCGCCTCCACCCTGATCTTTAGTTGAATGTGATATTTTCACACGTTTAGCCAAAGATGAATGTCTTTTTCTTGTTTTGCTTTTAACTGCCATAATCATAAACTCCCTGTTATTCAAAATTATTCAATGCATCTAAGGCATTGAGATTTTTAATCTTTTCTTCTCCGAACATCTGTTGAATGTTCTATTGCATTGGCAAACCAACCATGTACAAAACCTCTGTCAATCGTAACTGCCGGATTATTCTTTTTGAAAAATTGACAAAAAGCCGTTGCCCATTTACAAGCATCATCGCCTAATGCCATATACAATTCTGATGCTTTTAATAAAGTATAATCTCTTTCTATCATTCGTCATCCTCATCATCAACAGATGGTATTTTGTTTCTGCTTCTATTCAAACCCGATCTTGCTTTCCTGCTTGCCTGTTCGTTGATTGTGTCTTTTGGCTTACCGTTACCAGGCATTGAAAAATAACCAGCACAGTACAATTTTACAAGGTTGTCGAGTTGACTTTTTCTATGTTCAAATGCCCTGACTCCAGCCTGCAATCGGGAAAGGTTTAATTCAGCTTCCCTTAGTTCTTCCCTGGCTTCTAGTACATTATCGTTTTTTTCAACTTCTGCACTTATAACGGCCTCGGTAAACTTTAATTCCTTTTTTGTAAAAGCATTTCTGATTCCTATATTAGCCTCTCCCATTTTTAATTTAAGATTATCGGCTAATATACCTACTTGATTTTTAGCATCGGCTTCCATTTCCGAATAACGATGATACAGTCCTGAATGGGTTACACATTCATCATCAAGTCGGAATTTGTCAATGCTTAAATCTTTTTCAAAATCCAATTTCTTCATTTTATGTACCTCTACTTATTATTATAGAGTTTTAATTTTGTAATTCTTTAATTATTCCCTATAGCGTCTGCGGCCATTATAGAAATTCCGAATTTGCCTGTCGTATATGTATCCATTGAAAATGCCTCCATAACTCTTAAAGCCTTAGAATTCATTCCCTTCATAAGTATAGAATTCCCATATCCCAAAACAGCATACCTAATTTTTTCCGGTTCTGATAAATCAAGTTTTTGAAGCAATTCTGCTATAACACTCCAATTTTTACCGCTGTATAAAGCCCGACAAAAATCTATAGTTTCTTTTGCTTCATCTTCATTCCCCACTTCACGCAATGCTCTTATTCTTTCTTTATCATTTTCTAGGTATAAGACTTTCCCTAAAAGTTTAAGAGCTTTACGACTTCCGCCATTAGCTAAATCTATTATCCTACCTATAACATTTTCAGATACTTCGATTTTTTCAGCTTCTATAGTCCGGTTTAATAAATATTCCATTTCATCATTATTTAATGGTTTCATATTTATTAAACTACATCTTGATTTTAACGGAGCTATTAATTTTTCAGGATTGGTTGTGCAAATAAAAAAATAAACATGGGATGGAGTTTCTTCTAACGGTTTTAGAAATGCCTCTTGTGCTGGTTTAGTTTGTTGATGAAATTCATCAAGAATGTAAACCATACTATCACCATCACTAGGATTATATCGAATCTGTTCCATGATCTCCCTTGCACTATCAATACCCCGATTTTCTGCTGAATTAATCTCATATATAGACAAGGGGCCTGCTTTAAGATAGGATGCCATAATTCTGGCAATAGTAGTTTTACCAGTTCCAGCGGGGCCCGACATTAAAAAAACATGACTCCCATGCTTCAATTCTTTTCTGATTGTTTTAATTGTCATTTCGTTCCCGACTACTTCTTCAAAAGTTTTAGGACGGTATTTTCTATACAGTTCCATTTTTTTCTCGCTCATATTTAGCCTCCCTGATTTTCTTATGTTCATAATTTATTCTAGCCATTACCCAAGTAACTGCTCTTAATTGTTCTTCTAATTCTAATCCAGCTAAAGCACGTAAAATTAAATCCATTGCTTTTATTTCGGGGTCTTGTATTATATCATCTGTCATACTTTTATTTTTCCATTAACGCCTAATATTCCTAGTTCCCGCATTTCAGACCAGGGCTTGTCTACTTGCCCTTGTGACTTTTCAATCTCTACAGGCACAATTAACCACTTAAAGTCATCTCGAATTTCCTGTGTACCATAGTACCAGATCATTTTATCAAGGTAATTTTCTTCATCAGGATCAACACTTGGAATCATACTGTCATGTATTTGTCCAATCATTTTTGATTTTAATTTTTTATCTGCAATTACATCTGATATTCTATTAAAAGTCCGTAATAGTACATGATGCGCGGAACCCTGTATACAGATATTCAAGGCTTCATTTTTTTTCATAGGGCCGTAATATCTAAAACCAGTTAAACTATCCAAATATCCATGTTTCTGATAATACTTATAAGTATCTTTTTTCCATTGTGAATACTCAGGAAATCTCTCATTCCAAAAACTATATTCAAT